CAAGACGTCCGGCGGCGTGCCACCCTCGCGGCCTGCCGACGGTGTCGCGACGTAGATATCGGGATCATGCGACCGGCCCTCGATGTCGCGCGCGCCGTGGTCGCCGATCTCGGTGATGCGGATCTGGCGTGCCGATCCCCCCACGTCGAGCGTCAACACGTCGCCGGGCTCCACCGCCAGCCGGCTCGGCGGCAACGTCAGTTGCGCCCGCTCGCGCGTGGCCCAGCTCTCGAACAGCCAAGTTTCCGACAGCGGCTGCGCCGCCAATGCGTCGAGAACCAGCGGCATCTCCGCCTGCGCCACGCGCCCGGACGCGCCGGTCAGCCGCCGCGCCTCCGCCACCGCCGGCTGATAATCCCGCGCGCCGTCGATGTAGGAGATCTTGGCGCTGGCGGGCAGATCGGTTTCCTGCGCCCTCGTCATCGTGACCAGCGCCTGACCGGGCTTCGTCTCGACGAGATCGGCATACTCCAAAACGCCGGCCACGCGACCCGCGCCCCGCGGCCGGAACGCGATCGTCCCACCGCTTTCCATCACGTCGATGAAGTAGGCGAGTTCCAATGGCTGCAAGGCTTCGCGCGCCGACATGACGCGATCGACGACGTAGCCTTGCACCGTCCCGGGAAGTGCGGCGATGCTATGACGTTCGAAGCCGTAGTCGGCGAGCAGCGCCGCGATCGTCCGGTCGAGCGCACCGCCCGACATGCGGCCGTTGAGCCAGTGCCCGAGCGCCCAGTTCTCGCCATCGCCCCACGTCTCTATCGCAGTCGGGAACGCGGGGTAAGGCCGCGCGTCCCAGCAGTAGGGCAGGATGCGATCGACGCTCACCATGCGGCCGCCGTAGACGGGCGAGATCGGATTGGCATCAAGATCGAAATCGGGATCGTCGGGATCGAAATGGCGGATCATCGCTTCGATGGTCCGGCGCTGGATCAGATCGTCGCGAGTGCCGCGCGAAAAATACGGCAGCGCGCTCTCCGCGCTCTTGGGATCGACGAACACGTTGGGCTGATTGGCGCCCTTGTCGACCGCCGGACAACCGATCTCGGTCAGCCAGAACGGCTTGGAACGCGGCACCCAGGCGGTCGGTGAAGCGCTTTCGATGCCGCCCGGCCGGTTGTAGTGCGCGTTGGCCCACCACGCCGCGATGTCCTTGTAGCGGAACACCCACGGCTTGCCCGCCCCGTCGGTGATGGGGGTGCGCACCTGGTTGGTGCGATCGGCCGCACTGGCGTAGTACCACTCGAAGCCCTCGCCGCCGCGAATGTTGGAACGCAGGTAAGCCAGATCGTGCGTCGATGGCCAGCCCGCGAGCGCATCGGCGTGATCCATCCCGTCGCGCCAGTCCGCGAGCGGCCAGTAGCAGTCGATCGCGACCGCGTCGATCGACGGCGACGCCCACAGCGGGTCGAGGTGAAAATAGACGTCACCCGATCCGTCGCCGGGCTGATGGCCGAAGTATTCCGACCAGTCTGCGGCATAAGTGATCTTGGTTTCCGGGCCGAGCACGCTGCGAACATCGGCGGCCAAAGCTGTCAGCGCCGAAACGAAAGGATAGGTCGCCGCGTCGCTGCGCACCGTCGAGAGGCCGCGCAACTCCGATCCGATCACGAATCCGGCCACGCCGCCCGCCGCCTTGGCCAGATACGCCTGGTGCAGAACCATGCGCCGCAACGACCACTCGGCCGGACCGGAATAGACGACGCGGGTTCCATGAAGGCTGAAGTCGGCGGGCCCCGCGGTCCCGACGAAGGCGGCGATCTGGGCCGCCGCCGCCGCCGTCTTGTCCGGCGAACCGGGCTGCCCCGCCGCCGGATGACACGTGATGCGGCCACGCCACGGGTAGGCGCCCTGGGCCGCTGCGCCATACGGGTCGGGCAGCGTGTTGCCGGCCGGCACGTCCATGAGAATGAACGGCGTCAGGATGACGTCCATACCGCGCGCTTTCAGATCGGAGAGGGCCGCGACCACCGTCTGATCGGACGGCGTGCCGCCATAGGCCGGCCGTCCCTCGCGCGTGGAAACAACATGCGCGGCGGACCGCGTCAGGCCCGCCACCGACCACCCCAGCGGTTCGGTCGTCTTGGCGCTTCGCTCGACACCTGGCTTGAGAAGACATTGTCCGGCGCGCAGATCGGTCCCGAACCAGCTGACGACGAGCGACACCGCCGTCGCGTTCGGCAGCGCCGCCTGCATCTGGTCGAGCGCCACCTGCCAATCCGTTTCGCCCGAGAGCGTATGCACGTTCTCCGCCTCGGACCGGCCGAGCCCGAAGTTCTGCGTCACCGGCTCGGTCGCGTAGACGAACTCGCCCGATCCCGGGATCAGCACGATGCCCCGGATCCGTTCGCCGAAGTCCTCCACAGCCCGATAGACCTCGAAGGAGAGCTGGGGAATCCGGTTGCCGAAGTCGGCCAGCTCCAGACCCTGAAAGACGATGTAGGCCGTCCCGCGAAACGCCGGCGCCGCATCGCTGCCCAGGATCGCACTGATCAGCGTATCGGCCGCCTGGTCCTCGCTGCCGGTATGAAGCCGCGTCACGAGCCGCGTCAGATCGAGTTCTCGGCCATCCGCCCAGACCCGGCCGATGCCTCCGATCTCGCCCTCGCAAAGCGCCACGGCGAAGCTCGCCGAATAGCGATACTCGAAGCTCCTTGCCGCACCGCCGGCCGTCACGCCCTTGCCTCCCCCCGACGACGAGGTGACCCGCGTTTCCTTGATCTCGTCGGCCCAGATCACCTGCCCGCCCACGCGCACGCGGCCATAGATGCGCGGAATGGGAGCACCCTCCGTCGAGGCGGTCAGATGCACCTTCTGCAGGCGTGGACCTTCCACGACGCGGCCGCCCGCGCCAAACAGCGCGTTGTCGACATAGGAGCCCGCGAGCGCACCGAGCTGTGATCCCAGTGCCGCGCCCGAAATGGTCGCGCCAAGCAGACTGAGACCGCCGGGCAGCAGTGCGCCGCCCGCCGCGGCCCCGACGGCGGCCAATGCCAGTGTCGCCATGTATCAAAGTCCTGTGTGGAAATCCTCGTTCAGAGCGGGAAGCGAAAAGCGCCGGCGATGCGCCGGCGCCACCAGGCCGACAGCGCGACCTCCGAGGCGGGCGTTCCTTCCATCGCGTGGATCATCGTCCCGGACGTCGCGAGGATCGCCGCATGCTTGGCGATCGTGCCAGGCCGAAGCCGAAAGACGACGACGTCGCCGGGCCGCGCCGCATCGCGCGCAACGGGGATGAGATTGCGCGCCGCCGCCTCGAGCAGAGTCTCGCAGCCGCTTGTCTCGCCCCAGTCACGCGAATAGGCGGGCGCCGGTTCCGGTTCGCGGCCCATCACCTCGCGATAGACGCCGCGCACGAGGCCAAGGCAGTCCGCGCCCGCACCCTTGACGCTGGCCTGATGGTGATAGGGCGTCCCGAGCCACCCCCGCGCGGCGCTCACAATGGCGCCGATCTGATCCTTCTCCACTTGCGTCGTGGCCTCTTGCGTCATGGGCATTCACTTCGCCTTGTGTCCGGGGCGCGAGACGGCGGTCAGGAAGTCGTTGCCCGGCATGTGCGGGAAACCGCGAAAATTGGCGATGTTTGCAAACTTCGCGCGGCAGGTCCGGTGGCTCTTGTCGCAACCGGCGGACACGGTGAACGTCATTCCGGCCGTGAGCGGCTGGCGGACCGGCTGCCAGAGTTCGAATGTCGTGACGTCGGCGGCGCGCGCGTGCCGACGCACCTCGATCTTCTGTCCCGTCGCGGCGCCCGACAGGAACGTCACCAGACCGCGCGTGAACCAGTCGCTTTCGAAGTGATCCAGGCCGGACGCGGCAAAGCGCCGGTCTGACAAAACGGACACGACCGTGCCGCTGCCGGTATACGTCGCGCCCGAGAGTGCCACGCCGCAGCGCGCATCGCCCACGTCCGCATCGCACGCATACTGGAAGACGCGCCCCTTGGGCTGCAGCAGATAGTGCGACAGCCCGCGAACTTCGGCGGCAAACGCCTGGCCGCTGCGCTTCACTTCCCCAAGCGTTCCCGCGCGCAGGAGAACGCGCTGCAAGGGATCGGCCCAATTGACACGGAAGATTTCAACCTCCGCGTCGTCGTAGAGACCGGCGGAGAGATCTTCATCCGCAAGGTGATCCGAGGAGAGCGCGCCGGTGATCTCCAGGTTATCGACGCTGAGGCCGAGGCTCTCGCGCACTTCGCTCGCCTCGAAGCCCGCCGCCGCCTCGAAGGTCGTGCCGTCGAAGTCGAGATCGCGGTCGTGGTCGGTGAAACCTTGCCGCACGCCGTCACGCCGAGTGAGGCGCCAGCACCAGCACAACGTCGTCGTCCCGCTCTCCAGATGGGCCGCGAGCCCGGGCGGCAGGGTTCTCATCGGCGCACCTCGACGACGGGAATATTGGGGATGGCGCCGTGCTGGAAACCCGACAGCGAGATCTCCAGACGGTCGGTGTCGAAGCGGACCGGCACGTCGAACTCGAATCCGGCCGTCACGACCGCGCCGGCCGCCGGCACATGGCCGGCAAGAAACGTCACCCCGCCCGTGGCAGTATCGATGGTGAAGGCCGCTGCCTCGGCGACTTCCGTCCCTGCCACCGCGATCCGCACTGTACCCGCCACGGGTTTTCGGATTTCGCGCGACCAGGGCGCGAAGCCCGAACCGTAGGACTTCACCAACTGGAAGGCGGTGCGCGTGCCGTCTCCGGTGCCGATCACCTGGTCCGACGGCGAAACGGCCGCCTGGGGCGGGCACGATTTCCAGTCGAGATGGTCGCGCCAGCGGAAGCCGTAGAGCCGCCCGCGCCGTTCCTCGAAGAACGCGATGACGGCGTGGAGATCGTCGAGCGATTTCACGCCGTAGCCTGCGTTGTAGGTCCGGCGGCTGTCCGCCCAGCGCGCGTTGCGCTCTTCATGGCCGGAGCCGAGCACGACGACATCGGTCCGCCGCTCGGGACCGCCCTGCGCGCCGCGTGAGATCGCGGTGGGAAAACGCACCTCGTGGAAGCTCATGGGTCCTCGTCCGCGTTGGTCGCAGGGATAGGTCAGGCGTTGCGCTGCCCGAGTGCCGTTGCGCGCGCCACCATCGCCGCGATCTGCGTCTCCGAGCGGCGGAAGCTCTCGGCGTCGGGCGTGGCGACGTTGAAGGTGATCTGCATGCCTCCGCCGCCGCGCGGGGCGGCGACGCCAAGGCGTCCGTCCGGTCCGCGCGACAACGGCATGATCGCCTCCGCGCCGCGCTCGCCGGCAATTCCCATCCGGCCCGCGCCCAAGGGAAAGGCGATCGGACTTTGGATCACGCCACCCTTGGCGAACGGCACCGGCATCCCGCCCTGGAAGACGCCCCCCTTTGCGAAGCCGAGGCCTCCCGAGAGCAGTCCTGAAGCGAAATTGCCGAAGCCCTGCTCCAACGGTCTGAAAGCCGCCTTCAGGACCAGATCGGAGAGCCGCAGCGCCAGGCCCTTCAGGACCTCGGCGACCGAACGCCCCTTGATGGCGATGCCTTCGAACGCGCCGGTCAGAGCGGTCGAGAACTGGCGGCCGAGCGAGGCGGCGGTGCGCAACTCCGACTGAAGCGCGGTCGTGTCCGCGTCGATCGCGACCGTCCATGTCTCGACCGTCTCGTCGAATGGCGTCATGCGGGTCTCCCATCATCCGGAAAGCGTTGCATCAGGTTTGCGAGTTCCACCCGCGAGGGCGCCTCGGGAGCGCCGGCACCGCCGACGCGGCCCCTCAAGGCGGCATCGAACTCGCGCGGCGTCATGCTCCAGAACACGGCCGGCGCGAGTCCGAGAGTGCCGAGGCCCGCCGCCATCACGTCGTCCCAGGGAAAGGGCCGCGGTCCGTACCCGCCTCCGTGTCGGCCTTTGCGGACGCCGACGCCGGCCCCGCGAACGTGGCGTTGAGGAGGCGGGCCACGATCTCGACGAAGCCCGCCGCGCCGTTTTCGCTCGCCATCCGTGCCACCGCGTCGTTGCTCACCTCGTGGCCCGCGCCCCGCAATCCCGCGCCGATGATGCGCACGCAATCGCGCGCCGAGATGCGCCCCTTCTCGAAGCGGGTCGCCAGCGCCAGCATATCCTCGTCGCCGAACGCGGCTTCCAGTTCGGCGAGCGCGCCGAGAGTCAGGCAGAGACGGAACGGTCGCCCGTCGAGCACGGCCTCGATCTCGCCGCGGTGCAGATTGACCATGACGCCCCTCCTCAGTTGGCCGTGAAGACGACTTCGCCGGCGGACTCGACACCGATCTCGAAGGCGATTTCACCGTCGTGACGGCCGGTCAGCTCGAACGAGGTGATCTGGAATGGGGCCTCGATCGTGCCGAAGTCGGGCACCACGACCTGCCAGTCGCGGATGGTGCCGTTGAACACGTAGCTGCGCACGAGTTCGTCGGAGGCGGCGTCCTTGAAGATGCCGGCGCCCGTCAGGCGCACGGATTTGACGCCGGCGCCTTGCAGCAGTTCGCGCCACTGGCCTGCCGATTCCTGGTGCGTGACGTCCACCGTCTCCGCGTTGAACGCGATGGCGCGCGACCGCAGGCCCGCGATCGTCGTGAAGACTCCCGCGCCTGTGCTATCGACCTTGAGAAGCAGGTCCTTGCCCTTCTGTGCTGCCATGGTGCTGTCTGATCCCTGTGCGTTGTTGAACGGTCAATCGGCGGTCACGGCGACGGCTCCGTCACCGCCCGGAAGCGAACCAGCCCGCGCGACGTCTCGCCGTCCGCATCGCGCCGCACTTCGGAAAACTCGTGCCGCAGGTTGACCAGCCGCACGCCGCTCATGGCCAGGTCCGCGTCGTCGAGCACCGCTTCCACGGCGGCGATGATCTGGTGCACCTCGCGCTCGCCGTTGGCGCGCGACCACACCGCCACCGTCAGCAGGTGCTCATGGCCCTCGTCGGTGCCCGTGCTCCAGTCGCGCACGGTCGTCTCGCCGATCGTGACGTAGGGCAGCGGCGCGCCGCGCGGCACGTCGTTGTAGATCCGCGATCCGCCGATCAGCCCAACGAGAGGGCCGTCGGCTTGCAGCCGGGCGAACACGGCCTTCTGCAACTCCCAGCTCGGGCTCGTCATCGATCCTGCTCCTCGCTCACCGTCTTGCGCACTGGCCGGGTCTTGCGCACGCGGGCGCCGGCGGCACGGGCGAGGATCCGCGCGATGTGTCCTCCGGCGCCGGCAAATCCGGGAATTCGCACAATGGGCTTGATCTTCATCCCAGCCGCTCCTCCACGAGACACGTCAGGCAGCGACGCGCCTCATCCGCGTCGATGACCGACGTGATGTCGAAGACGCGCTCCCCCTTGCGAAAGCGCTGGCGCGGGCTCACGTCCGGGCGGTGACGAATGGTGATTGCGTGTGTCACACGCCCCATCCGCCCGTCCGCCTCCGCCGTCTCGCGGCCCGCGCGCGGGGAGATCGCGGCCCACACTTCGGCGACGAGCATCCACGTCACGATGGACCCGCCGCCGCCGTCGGGAATACTGACGGCTTCCTCGAGCGCCAGCCGGTGGCGCATGGATCCGATGGCAAGGCGGCTCATAGGCGGACGACCGAATAGGGGTTCAACAGGTCCGAGACCGCCGCCGGAATGGCCGTTGCGGCGCTGCCGATCTCGATCGGCTCGCGATGTTCGTACCAGTGCGCGACAAGCAGCTTCAGCGCCTGGCGGATCGGCTCGGGCACATCGTCCGGATCCGCCCCGAATCCCGCCGTGAAGTCGATCTCGATGCCGCCCACCGCGCGTCCGGGCCGCGGCAGAGGACCGTTCGACGCCACCAGCCGCGGCGGCAGCCCGGCGCCCTCCAGGACATAACTCGCCGGATCGAGCACCGCCGGCGTGCCATCCGCCGCGCGCAGGCGAACCTCGCTCACCTCCGTCACGGGCCGCATGGGAATGGCGACCGCGCCGCGCGCCGGCCAGGCGTCGAGCACCAGCGTCCACTGCTGCGACGTCAGGGCGATCCCCAGCGCCGCCTCGATATGCAGGCGCGAGGTGATGACGAGGCTCGAGACCAGCGCGTCGTCGGCGTCCGTCTCCAGCCGCAGATGCGCTTTCGCTTCGCTGAGCGAGAGCGGCTCCACCGTGGGACCGCTGCGATAAACCAGTGCCATCGCGCCCTCCTCTGTGAACTGCACTCCCCGTCAAAACAAAACGGGACCGCCACCGGCCAGCCGGCAACGGTCCCGCAGCATCCGCGCGAGAGGAGGAGCGCCCCGCGCGGAATGTCGGATCGCCCTCTCCCCGTAACGCCGACGCGTTGCGGGGAGAGGGGAATTCTGCGCCGGAGCCAAACTCGCCCCTTCGGACCGAAGGTCCGGGAAGCAAGACGACCCGCGGCAAGCCCCACACCGGCTTGCCGCGTGTCGGCCAGCATCCAGCCGCGCCCCCGCGGAGCCGGCCCGGGCGCGCAAGCGCCCGGAACAGCCGGCGTGAGCGACATTGCGTGATCGACTACACCGCGAACTTCAGCAGCTTGATCGCATCGAAGTCGCGGATACCGCCGCCGACGCGCTTGGTCGTGTAGAACAGCACGTAGGGCTTGGAGCTGTAGGGATCGCGCAGCACGCGGATCCCGACGCGGTCGACGATCAGGTAGCCGCTGGCAAAATCGCCGAACGCGATCGACAGACTGTCGGCCGCGATCGAGGGCATGTCCTCCGCTTCCACCACCGGATAGCCGATGAGGCGCGAGGGCTGCGCCGCGTCCCCGGACGGTTGCCAGATGTAGGATCCGTCGGCATCCTTCATCTTGCGCACCGCGCCGAGCGTCGCGCGGTTCATCACGAACGTCCCGTTGGCCCGGTACGTGCCCTTCACCGCGTAGACGAGGTCGATCAGCTTGTCGGCCTGGTTGGCGGCGGGGAACGCACCGGCCGCACCCGTGGTGACGAAGCCGACGTTGCCCCACGTCCACGAGGCATTCGCCACCGTCGGATAGGTCAGGAAGCCTTTCGGCTTGTTGACCCCGTCGCCGGTCACGAACGCGGTGCCCTCCTGCTGCGCGAAGGCGACCCGCACCTCTTCCGCCAGCCACGCGTCGATATCGACGGCGCTGTCGTCGAGGATCGCCTGCGTCGCCGCCGGCATCGCGTAGAGTTCCATGGTCGGGAAGGAGAGTTCGGCGAGCGTGGGCGTGTTCGTCTGCGGCCTGACCGCCGTCTCTCCGACCCAGCCGGTGGCGGCTCCCGTGGTGGCGAACGGCACCTTGTAGACCGAGCCCGACACCTGCCGGATGCCGGCGATGGAGCGGATCGGCGACACCGTCTTCAGCGCCGTATTCACGGCCCGCTCGGTTTCCTTCGGCACCAGGTAGCCGCCGTCGGGATCGGAACCAACCGACAGCGCCTTCTGTTCGAGCTTGGTCAGGTTCGCCGTCTCACCCTTGCGCACGTAGCCGTCGAACGCCGACTTGTGCGCCAGCGCCGCGGCAGGCGTCGTTTCCGTCTCTCCGAGCGGCACCCGCGCCTGCTTCAGCGCCAGCCCGTCCATCGTCTTCTCGATGCGGGCGAGTTTTTCCGCCGTCACGGCATCTTCCGTGCCACGCCGCTCGATCTCGGCGAGGCGCTGGTCGTTGGTTTCCTTGAAGGCCTCGAAGGCCTGCATCAGGTCGTCGAAATCGCGGCTGAGGCCCGCTTTGGTCTCGATGTTTTCCATGTGTCGATGTCCTCGTCATGGGGTGGAAGACTTGATCAGCGCGGTCATGCGGCGCACGACGGCCGACAACCGCTCCAGATCGCTTGCGTCCGGCCCCGCATCCCGCCGGGACTTCAGACCGTTGAAGCCGGAGCGCATCAGCGCCCGGGCATCGGAGCGCGTGAACCCGGCTTCCCGCACGAGCCAGCGCTCGAACTGACGTTCGGTGGGCACGCCGCCGCCGAACGGAGTGGATTTGACGCCATGCACCCGCGCTCCCGGCATCATGGGAAACGTCACGACGGAGATTTCCCACAAATCGAGATCGAGGATGCGCCGCACGCCGCTGCGCGCGTCGCGTCGCGAGCGGCGCGCCTTGAAGCCGATCGAGAGGCCATCGATGGCCCCGGCCCGCATCAGGTAAAGAACGTCACGCGCCTTCTCGACCTCGAGCGTCAGTCGGCCCCGTACCTTGAGGCCCAGCGCATCTTCCTCGACGCGCTCCCAGATCCCGATCGGATAGGCGGGATCGTGCTGAAAGAGCATCCGCACGCCGCCGGCGCCGCGCTCTGCCAGGCTTTGACGGAAGGCGCCCGGTTCGATCACGTCGCGGGCGAGATCCTCGCGGCTGAAGAGGCTGGCATAGCCTTCGAAAATGCCCGTCGCGTCGGCTTCAGTCAGGTCGAGCGCGGTGAACTTGAGCTCCGGCGCCTCGCCGGTCTCTTTGCGTCTGGCCATGTCCCGTGTCTCCTCAGGCTTCGCCGTCCGCCGCATCGGGGGGATAGCCTGCCGCCTCGCGCTTCTCGTCGCGGCTCAGGAAGCTCGCGCGCTCCAGCCTCGCCCACAGCGCCTCGCGCTCCGGCGACAGCGCCTCGACATTGTCGAGGTCGGGCTTCAGCACGAGGCCCTGCCCGTAGGCGGGTGTCAGCCACGAGGTCATGGCCTTGGCCGTGCGATGTGCGAGAGGCAGAACCGTCTGGCGCCAGAACGAGCGCGTCGCTTCCTGGTAGTTCGAATAGGTGTTGTCACCGGGAATGCCGAGCAGCATGGGCGGCACGCCGATGGCGAGCGCGATCTCGCGCGCGGCCGCGTTCTTGGCCTCGATGAAATCCATGTCCTTGGGAGACAGGCTGAGCGGCTTCCAGTCGAGCCCGCCTTCGAGCAGTAGCGGACGTCCCGCATGCCGCGCCCCCTGGAAGTTCGTCTCCAGTTCTGCTTTCAGCCGTTCGAACTGCTCGGCCGACAACCGTCCCCCGGCCGTGCCGTAGACGAGCGCGCCGGAGGGGCGCGCGGAGTTGTCGAGCAGCGCCTTGTTCCAGCCCGCCGCCGTATTGTGGATGTCGATCGCCGTCGCCGCCGCCTCGATGGGGCTCAATCCGTAGTGGTCGTTCACGGGATGAAAGAGCTTCATGTGCAGGATCGGCGCCACCGCGCCGGCCGCCGCCTCCACGTCGAAGCGCACCGCGTGGCCGTTGGCCGTGTATTCGAACGCTTCCGGCCAGCCCTCGCGGCCCGGCACCACGCTCATGCGGTCCGGGCGCAGGGCATGCAGTTCGCGCACGTCCGCGCCGAGCGTCACCGCCTCGGCATACGCGTTGCCGGAAACGAGCAGATAGCCATACCAGCTCTCGAAGAAGTCCGCCGACGTCTGGGCCGGATTGGGCCGCGCCAGCAGGTCGAGCAGCGGATGCG